AAATCACGGGTTGCTGTTCACCTTCGGGCAGTCTCGCACAGGCAAAAGCACCTTAGCTGAAGGGTTGAGTGAAGTTTTGGGCAAAGGGGCGGGCGTCTTCTCCCTCTCCCGCAACTGGGGCAGGTTTTATACCCAGCACATGGACAACACCACGTATTTATTTGACGCAGATGCCAAGGGTGCGAAGAACCAGAACAATGAGAACTATGGCACACTGCACCTTATGGCGTCTGGCGACCCGATTCAAGTTGAGGTGAAGGGTAGTGAGATTTACTCGACGACCAACTACGGCTTCATCGAGGTCATTAGTAACGCCCCTAGCACAATGGCGTTCGAGCAATCACTTGTTGACCGTGTGAGGTTTTGTCTTTACACCTACATTGCGCCACGAGCTGACGGTGGACACATGAAGCGAATGATTCTTGCCGACAAGCAAGCATGGCTCAACTACGCCGTGAAATGCGCCATAAAACTTGCCAAAGGTGAGACCACTCGACCCCCGATTGACCAGTACCAAATGTATGGTTGGGTATTATGGTTGCAAGAAGCTAACACTTATGGGAAAATGTGCGTAGAAGAGGGTCGCATACTGACCTATTCCGAATATAAATACTCGTATGATGGCGCATCGCGCTTCATGCTCACAAAAGAAACGGTGGAAGAAATGATGGCAGGGTTCAAAGAATTGAATCGACAATATGGCAGTAGCTTTTTAGCGGTAAATTGGGCTGAATACGGCGAACAATTGCGAAAGGACTACTACCATGAAGAAGCTCCAAAACTCCTTTAACGATTTTCTGCCCCAAAACTACCTGATTTTCCACCGCTCGGTGAGTCTACTGAGCGCGAATCAGGCGGTGGTGGCAGAACTCCTACGGATTTGTTGTGAAGGGGACGACGTCAAGGCAATTAAGCTGGCGTTTGAGCGTATCTTAGGTAAACCTGAGAAGGTGATTGTGATTAAGCGCACCTTAGTTCGGACAATTTTTCCCGATGCCAGCAAAAAATCATTGACCCCTGTTATTAATGACCGAGTGCAAGACGAGACCTCTCATAACGTCACCGAGTTCGAGGACAAGCTGATTATTGACGAGGCGAACGCTCCAGGCGTCCTGCTTCGCAAGATGCTTGACAAAATTGGTGAAGAGGGACGTGATTACGCCTACCACGTCGTCGACAAAAAAGACCAGTTCACCGTTGCCGAGGTGATGGTGGCAAATCTATATGCGATTGCCATGCGCGGTGCGAACCTCGCGGCGATTACCATGCTGTTTGACTACTTAGACGGCGCTGTAGCAGACGTGATTCGCTTAGACGGCGAAGATACTATCTTACTAGAAAGCTACGCTGACATCGCCCCATACGAGGCGCAACAAGACGATGACGGTGTCTGGTACATACAGACCGAAGCCGTAAAATAAAATAAAACAAAAGGAAACAAAATGAGTGGGAAACACCCTGGAAATCAACATAAAGCGCACGACTGCCCGTACTGCTGGCGAGTCCTCTATTCTAAAGGCGCACTCACAAACCACATAAACAACGAGCACTGGTGGCTTCTCGACGAAGAGGCAGAAGAAGGCGTGGAACTAGAACTGGAGTTAGCTGATGAGCCTGCTTAAAATTGGTGCAGGTATCGTCATGCGCTCGTACCAAAAAGCGGTACTAAAGGCGTTCGACAATGGCATTAAATTCATAGTCCTCTGCTGGTCTCGTCGTGCAGGCAAATCTATTTTCGCTTGGCATTTAATTATCCGCGAGGCAGTGAGTAAACCTGGCACGTATTGGTACGCTTTCGACAACTACTCGACCGCCTATAACGACATTTGGATAGCCATGACCTCTAAAGGGGTGAAGTTCCTCGACATGATTCCTCCCGATATGGTGGTGCGTATGAACTCCGCCAAGATGGAGATTGAACTGAGTAACGGCTCGGTCATTAAGCTCGTTGGTGTGAATAAAGCCTATAAGCTGGTGGGTACTGGTTTAATGGGGGTAGTATTCGACGAATACGCCGTGCTAAACCCTGCTTCGATCGAGTTCATCACAGCCATGCTTGCCGAAACTGGTGGCTGGCGTTTAATGATTTCGACCCCTCGTGGCAAAAACCACTTTTACGAAGAGTCTCAGTTTGCACTGGCTCACCCTGAGTTTGCTTATTACAGCAACATGCACTGTGGAATGCCTGAAGTAGCTCAGTACATGGCGACAGGCTTCCTTAAAATGGATAAGCCCGAACAGTGGCTCTGTTTTTGGTGCGCTTGCTAAAATAATGAAAGACGAAGGTCGCCTTTCGATCTTGAACATTAACGCCGACCAGCCCTGCTACGCCGCATGGGACTTAGGTAACGCCGACTACACGAGTATTGTGTTATTCCAAGTGGATGACAATGGCTTCCCGACTGTGCTTGACCATATTGAGAACCGCGCCGAGGATGTCACTTGGTATCTCGGTGAAATGAAAGAACGGGAGTGGAATATTCATACTCACTTCTTGCCTCACGACGCCGCACACGTCAAGGGAGCAAGGAATGAAAGCTATAAGCAGGTGATGACGAAAGAAGGTGTCACGAATACGGTTGTTCTTAATAAGCCGAACCGTATCGAAGACAAGCTCAACCAGTTACGCCGTGTATTCGTGGGGCTTCGTATCGACGAACGGCTAACGCGCATGGTCGAGTGTCTTGATAAACTTGAATACGAGTGGAACGAAAAGCTCCATATCTGGTCGAGCAAACCGACCCACGTCGGTGGCTACTCCGACACGGTGGACTCCTTGTGCTATATGGCTCAGGCAATTGGCAAGTACCGCATCACCGCTAAAAACATCTTCTCAGCAGCTCACGTGAAGGCAGCGCCCGACAACAGCAAGCGCTCAAAAGAAGACCGTTTCCGTAAGTTCATGGAGGGGGAGCTATCCCTTGGTGGTAAAAAAGAAATAAATAACAATAATCTTTCTTTATTTCTATAGCGTTATCGTTATAGCTATAGTACAATCTTAGTAACATCAAAAAACTCAAAAAAACAAGCGAATATATCACATAAAGAACAAAAATGGAAAATAGGAAGGGTATAAATGAACAATGACGGAACAGAAATCGAAGAAGTTATCACCGACACCCCCGAAGGAGCTGTCTCAACCGAGCCAACTACAAGCGAAATTGGCGACATGTACAAAGAGCTTGGTATCAAAGCTCCCGCGCCCACTGGTGCAACTAAAGGACGACCTAAGTCCGATACTGTTCGAGCTAAAGACGTTCAAGACGATGACGATGCAGATACCAAGTCTGGACGGAAAGACGACAAGCCAAGCACAAGCAAGTCGAAAGATGCACTTGCTTCAGCTAGTAATGGCGACGCAGGAGACGATTCTGACGCTAAGGGCTCGAAAGTCAGCAAAGCTTCAGCAAAAGTATCTGACGAACCAGAAGAAGCTGACGACGGAGTTCGCGACGCTAAATCCGCAGCTAAAGAAGATTCTGAGCGAGGAAGCAAAGAAGACACTGAGCAAGGAACTGACGGAACTCGACAAGCAGAACACGAATCGGACGACGAGGCGGAAGAGGGCGAAGACGTTGAAGGCAAACGACCTGGAAAATCTAATCCAAAAGTAGAACAGCGATTCCAAAAGCTAAGTAGCGACGTCCGTGAACGTGACGAATTGATTGAAAAACTCCAACAAGAGTTACAAGCGACGACCCGAAAACACGAAGACGACAAGGTTGCTCAAGAAGACCCTGAATACAGCACCGACGATTTCCGCAAAGTGCGCGACGAAGAAGGCAATGTGCTTGACCTCGACGTAAACCAAGCAGAACTTGCCTACCGCCGCTGGCAAGACGGCTTCGAAGGGCGCAAGTCTGAGCGTGAAGCAGCCCGTAACCACGAGCAAGCGATCGAGACAGACAAGCAAGAAGCCTCTGAAAAGCTTATGCGAAGTTCAGTTGAAGCCTACGATACGCTAACGAACCTACTTGGTAGCTACCCAGAGCTTGACTCGAAGAGCGATAAGTTTGACCAAGACTTCTCCAATGCAGTACTACCCGTTATTGAAGAGTCGATTATTTACCAAGAAGGCACTGAGCCTGGCAACGAAGAAGGGATAACATCAGTTATCGTCGGGCTGCACATGAACCCAAAGAAAATGCTCGATGCGATGAACCTGATTAAGTCAGCGAAGCGTACCTTGCCCCTCAACGGCGTGAATGATAATGTAGAGGTAAGGTCAAATGTGAACGTGCCTCACGGTCGGTCTTCCGACGCAACCGTTCAAGCCGCAAACGAGCTTATGAAAGAGCTCAAAATTAACAAGCGTTTTTAATATAAATAAGGAGACATAATTATGTCAACAAAAGAAACAGTAACCCCAAAAGTAGTAACCCCAAAAGTAGTAACCCCAAAAGTAGTAACCCCAACCTCAGACATTGCAACCGCAATCGCTCAAGGCTTTAAGCAATCAAAAGAAGACAGCTTTGTTTTGACACCTGACGACGGTATTGAACCTCGGTTCGCTGTTGTTAAGAACAAGCAAGGCGAAGTGATGATTCGTGAAAACGAAACTGGTCATCTTTCAAAAATCCAACTTGAAAGCATTGAAGAAAAAGAAGCTTCAATTCAAGGTCAAGAAGTCGAAGAGCTGTAGTATAC